CAATTCTCGCAAGCGATTGACCCGTTGGACGCTTGCATACCATTGCCGGTTGTGTTCGGCGGTGACGGCATCGCGTTTTTCGTTCCGACAGATAACAAAGACGCAGAATTTACCGTTGTGGATGCCGAAGGAAACCCGTTCACGCATAACGGCAATACATTACACAGCAATTTCCGGTCATTGAATGGCAATTATGCAGCGGGCATGTTTTATGACGGCATCATCCCTTTGGCGCGGGCAAAACTGTTTCCGGCTAACACGGCACGCGATTACGTTGCACCGAATGAGTGCTTCCGCATCAAGATACACGACAATGCAATTGCGGCATCGGTTGCATGGGTTGCGTATGCAGTTGACGCATCAACGATCACCGGCGGCGTTCCCGTAACGAAAACGATTGACATTGCAGGACTGACTGACAAAACATTTGCGAAAGGCAAGTACAATCTTAAATTGTCATCGTTGTATATTAGAAAGTGGGGATCAAACGGCGTGCCGTATTCAAAATATGTCAACGTGAAAGTCATGGCAGGTTCGCAAGTTATATTCAATCAAGGTTCGGAATTTTACCCGTCCGCTATTGAGGTAAAATTCATTGCAACGTCATCGTTCCAAATCAGCATAACAGTCGAATTTGGCTATTATGACGGCGGGCGCACGTCCGGCGATGCGTTCACATTTGAATGTTCGTCTGCAACGCTGGTTGACGCGGTCGGTGTGGATTACTATTCCAACCTATTGCGCCGATATGAGAATCCCGACGGTGAATTTGCGTTGCTTTCGTACACATGCGACAGCGAAACATTCGATTTGCCGTTCACGTCATCGCGTCCGATTCGCCAATGGTTGCCGATATGGTTGAACAAACCGGATTTCACGCAGAAGGACGAAATATATGAAAAGTTGTCCGGTGAACGTGTCGTGCTATATGCCACAATCAACAAGGAATTGCAAGCGCAATCGGATTATATTCCGGAATGGTGGCACGAAAGAATCGTCATGGCACTATCATGCGACGTCGTCAAAGTGAACGGTGTGAAACTGACGAAATCCGACAACTACAAAATAGATTGGGACAATCACACCGAAGCCGATTGCGGCGTTTGGCTTGCACGCGCGACGTGGAAAATGGCTGCAAACGTAACATCGCGAAACTCTAACAACTAACAGCATACGAATATGAAAGTCAATGAATCACATCAAAGTCAACAAGCACCCGAAAAGTTGACCCCCGAAATCGTGCAAACGTTGATTGCGGCGGGCGGGTATCAGAACCAAGCAATATGCGTCGAACTTGCGAAACGCTTGAATGAACATGCGTATGGCAAAGTGCCGACAAAACTGATTGAGGAACGACGCCCGAACGAATCTGAAAACATCAAAGAGTACCGCAACAAAATATATGTACCGATCACCAAACGCACCGTGACAAAGGTGTTTTCGTCGCTGGAGAAGATCCGCCGTTCGCAAGATTGGAACATACAATATGATGCAAGCGCGGTCAAGACCTCAATCAAGGACGATGAAACGCTGGAGAAGTATTGTGAAAAGAACTATCCGCATTTCACGTCGATCACCAATTGGGCGTTTTCCGTTCTATTGCGCAAATATCTGATCGACGCAAACGGCATCGTTGCCGTCGTTCCGGAAGTCATGCCGACCGCAACAACCGATTATATCAAGCCGATTGCGATGTTCTTTGATAGCGATCAAATCGTCTATTACGTGGAAGGCGAATGCGTTGTGCTGAAATCACGCGACACGTCCACGTATTACACGCACAAGGGGCGTCGTGTGAACAACGGCGGTGCGATCTATTACGTGCTGACGAAGAACGAATATGCAATGTACGAACAGATCAGCGCAAAAGAGTTCGACGAAACTTGCATATACGAACACGGCATCGGTGAGTTGCCCGCGTTCAAGGTCGGCGGCTTGTACCATTCGCGCCGCAACAACGACACCATATATGAAAGCCGTATATCCGGCATGATCCCGTCGTTGGACGAAGCGGCACGCGAATACAGCGATTTGCAGGCGGAAATTCTGCAACACATTCATTCGGAAAAATACGTGTTCGCAAACAATGATTGTCCGGTGTGCAACGGTACGGGTACGGAATACGTCATCGAACATGACGAACAGACCGGCGAAGACATCGTCAAAGGCACAAAGGTTTGTCACCATTGTCACGGGCGCGGTTCGGTGTCAAACGTGTCACCATACGGCGAATACGTCATTTCGGCGTCAAAGTTCGGTGAACAGCAACTCCCGACACCGCCGATCGGTTACGTCACCAAATCAACCGACATCGCAAAGTTCGAAGATGAACATGTGCGGCAACACATATATGATGCGCTTGCGGCAATCAATATGGAATTTCTTGCGGAAACGCCGTTGTCACAATCCGGCGTGGCAAAAGCATACGACAAAGACGAATTGAACAACTTTGTCAACGCTATTGCTGAAGACATTGTGCGTATTCTTGACAATATATACAAGTTCATCAACGAATACCGATACAGCGTCATCGTGCCGAATCCGGACGAACGCGAAAAGATGCTTCCGAAGATCAACGTGCCGACGAAATATGACATTCTGAATACGTCTGTTCTTATGGCTGAACTGAAAAACGCCCGCGATGCACAAGCGCACCCGATGATCTTGCGTGAACTTGAAATCGACTATGCAAAAAAGCAGTTCAACACCGATCCGGAAATCGCGCACATGATCGAAACGACGTTTGATCTTGATCCGCTGTTCGGTATGAGTGCCGAAGATAAGATGACGCAAAAGCAGAACGGCGGCATCACCGAAATCGACTATATCATTTCGTGCAATATCGTCGCATTCGTTCGCAGGGCTATTCGTGAAAACGATGATTTCTATTCGCTGGAGTACGAAAAGCAAATCGACGTGCTGAAAAAATTTGCGGAAGAGGTACAAAAGGAAAACGAACCGAAAGCCGCGCCGATGTTTTCAGACGTGATTTCGCAAACGCAAGAGAATCCGGACGACGATCAGAACAATCCGGATAATCAAGACGACGATGACAAAGACGATCCGAAAAAGCAGCCACAAGGCGGCAAAACAAACAAAGATGAATAGTTGACCGGACGGCGGGCAAAAACCCGCCAAACGGCAAAAAACACGGCAAAGCATGGCACAATACAATGACGTAATATCGCAGATTGACGGCGCATCGGCTTCGTTTGATTCTGTTGTCACCAAAACCGAAAAGAAGATCTTTGATTCGGCTGTTGCGCTGATTCAAAAATTGGACGTTGACAAAACAACCGGACAGATCAAGCAGACGACCGCCAATCTGAAACTATTATCGGACATCAAAGCGCGTTTGGCGCAAATCGCGACGAAAGACAAAGCATACTTGCAGGGCGTGAAAGACCTTGCAAAGATGTTCGATGTCATCTACAAGCAACAAGCGGCGTTCTATTCGACGAACTTTGCACAAAAGACGCTGAATGACAAAGCGAAAGCCAAATACGAAGCCATGAAACGTGTCGCCGTCGAAACTACCATTGACGGGTTGACCGGCGCGGGCTTGCAATCGAATGTGCTTGATCCGTTGTCGAAAACGCTTTTGCGTGCCGTCACGTCCGGCGCAAAGTATTCCGATTTGATTGACGAATTGCGCAAGCAACTGACATCGCTTGACGCTGACAATCAATCAGACCTTGCGAAATACGCAAAGACGTATGCCACGACCGCATTGACGCAATACGCAGGTCAAAACAATCGTTTGTTCACCGACGATTTGGGTGCGGTATGGTTTCGGTATGTCGGTTCTGAAATCGAAACAACGCGCGAATTTTGCCACCATTTGACCGCGAAAGAATATATACACATATCAGAGTTTCCGGACATTCTGAAAGGTCGCATCGAATACGACGGCGAAGTGCATCAATGCAAGATGAACCCGAAAACGGGTTTGCCGTATGGACTGATCGACGGTACTACACCCGACAATTTTCAAGTGAACGTCGGCGGTTGGAATTGCCGTCATCAACTTGTGCCGATTGCGAAAGAAGCCGTGCCGAAAGATATTCGTGCGAAATTCGACACGCAGACACAAGCGGAAATCGCGGCGCAAAAGGAGGCAGAGGAAAAGGCGCAAAAGATTGCAGAACTGAAAGCGGCATTGGCACAATTTGAGCAATGGAAGGACGCGGACACGTCCGGCATACAGTCAGCAATCGCCGCTGGAGATATTCCGGCGTTGCAGCAACAAATCGTCAAGATGCAGGACATCGAAAAGCAATTGGAAAAGTTGGATTTGCTTGCGAACCCGAAACAAGCAATGCAGGAGTTCACGGTGTCAGAACTGCAAGCCGTACAAGACGCCGTCACCGCTAAATTGGCATCATTCGAAGCGAAAGGAATCACCGGTGAACACCTTGTGAAAAAATTGCAGTTCGAAGCCAATTGGGTGCAAGAAAACAAGAAATATCCGACGTGGCAGGTTGCGGAACAAGCATATCAGAAGAAATTGGCGGAAGTCCAAAAGGACATTGCGTTGAAATCGCTGCAACCGGACGTCATGCAGTTAATGGGCGTCAAGACCAAATCGCCGCAATTCAAAGCGATGTTGCAAGAACTGACGCAAGCATATTCAGACGGTGACATTCCGAAGGCGAAACAACTGATTGCGGACATGCAAGCGAAAGTGCAAGCCATGTCGAAACGTCAACAGCAATATGCAGCGAAACACGCGAAACCGATTAAACAAACAGAGTTCGACGACGACGCATATACGCAGGAGCGCAAGGACAATGCGATGTGGCATAAAGGTGCGGACGCACAGCAAAAGACAGACACATCGTTGCGTTCAAAAACATCTGAAGCATGGCAGTCTGCAACCGACGACGAAAAAGATGCCGCATACGGGTACACAGCCGGATCATGCTATTTGAAC